GAAGGCGTTAGGCCTGTATTTACTTGTGCCGAGGTAGATGTCGTAGGATTGAATTTTAAGCAAACAATACAAGTTAAAGGGATCACTTATAAAGTGGCAGGCGTACAACCAGATGGGACAGGCTTAACAAGTCTAGTCTTAGAGCAACAGTAATGCCTCACGCCAGACAACAAATTAGAGATCAGATGATTACAACCTTAACTGGTTTAACAACAACTGGATCTGCTGTTAATAATTCTCGCGTATACGATCATGCAGTGTTGCCATGTATATCAGTTTATACGCTAAGCGAAGAAGTAGAAGAAAGCCTAGAAAGCGCTGGAAAACAATTTAGATCATTGAGCGTTATGGTTGAGATCAGAGCGAAAGCCGCTGACAATTTGGAAAATACTCTGGACACAATTAGTTCAGAAGTAGAAACCGCAATTTTTGCAAATGGTGATCAAACACTATCTGGTAAATGTAAATTTTTTGACTTTGAGGGATCTGATATAGAACTCTCTGGAGATGCCGAAAGGCCATTTGGATTAATGACTATGCGATTTGTCGCAATGTATCGAGTCAATAGATCTGATGTAACAACTTTAATTGCATAGGAGCTAATATGCCAACAATGTATAAAAAAGGATCTGATCCTATAGTGGTGCATGCATCACAAGTAGGAAACGCAGAAGTGAGAGGCTGGACTCTCGAGAAAAACCCTTCAGCAGACAACAAGAAACCAACAACTAAACCAACAAAATAGGAGTAACACATGGCATCTCATTCTGGCGTAGAGGGATTAATACACATTGGCACAACATTATTGGGAGAATTAAAGTCATGGTCATTGACTGAAAGTTCAAACATGATTGACACAAGCGTTCTATCAACAACAGCACAAACTTTTGTTGCTGGCACAACTAGTTTTTCTGGATCGGCTGATTGCCATTTAGATGAAACTGATGCAGGACAAACTTCACTAACTGTCGGAGCAACTGTAACAATTAAATTTTATTACGAAGGAACGACTTCTGGTGATAAGTATTTAACTGGATCTGTCATTGTAGAAAGCATTGATCGAAGTGCTGCAATGGATGATATTACTTCAGCTAGTTTTAGCTTTAGAGGAACAGGCGCGCTTTCGCACGCAACTGTCTAGTATGAGTATAAAGGAGAACGCGAAATCACAATTTTCTGACAAGATCAATGGTGCTTTAAGCTCAATTGATGATCCAGAATGGGGTGAAAAAATATACTTTAAATCAGCAATCAATGGCAAAAAGCAAAGCCAGATCATGAGTCTTTATGACAAAGGAAAAATCGTAGATTCTGTTTGCATGTCAATGATTATGAGAGCTTTAAATAAAGATGGTGAACCAATCTGGAGGCCTAGTGAGCTATCAGAGATGATGCGTGAATATGACATTGAAGTTATCTCACGAATTGTCGAGCAGATTGCAGACACAGAAATAACTGTTGATGAAGTAAAAAAGTAATAAAGCAAGATCAAGACTTGCATTTTCATTTACAGCTAGGAGAGATTTTGCATAAATCTCTCGAAGAGATACACGAGCTGACCACCACTGAAATAGTAACTTGGGCGGCTTATTTTGAACTTAAAAGGAATACTTAATGGCAACAGCGGCAACATCTAAGTTTGTAATAAGATTAGAGGATAAAACCAAACGAGCTTTTAAAGCAATTGGCAGATCCATGAAGTCAGTCACAAAGTCTATTTTCTCAATGAAAGCAGGCTTAATTAGTGTTGCTGGTATCGCTGGATTAGGTTTCTTAATTAAGAGATCTATGAACGCCACTGATGAAATGGCAAAAATGTCCAGAGCCATTGGCGTTAGTGTTGAAGATCTTGGTAAGTTAAGACACGCCGCTTCTTTAGGTGGCCTTGAAGCTACTCAGCTTGATAAGGCAGTTCAAAAACTCGCAATAAACATGGCTGATATGTCTAGAGGCGTTGGTCTGGCAAAGGATGTATTTGAAAAGCATAATATAAGTGTAAGTAATGCCGATGGATCATTAAGAACAGTCATGGAAGTTATGTCTGAAGTTGCAGATGTGACAGCAGGAATGACTAACCAGACAGAAAAGGCTGATCTTGCTTACAAATTATTTGGCGCTAGAGGCGCAAAAATGATCAATATGTTAAACGGCGGATCAGAGGCAATGAGAGCCGCCATGAAAGAGGCTGAGTTATTAGGACTTGTGATGAGTTCTGAAACTGCAAAAGGTGTTGAGGATGCTAATGACAGCTTTACCAGACTGCAAGCGTTTATGAGTTCTACTTTTGCTCAGACAGTTGCGGCTTTAGCTCCAGCAATTAGATCTATGACAGATGCCTTGATTGATTTTATTACAGTCAAAGTAAAAGAAACTGATGGTGGTATCGCAGGAATTGCAACATCAATGGCTAACACTATTATTGATGCAACAATGAATATCTTACAGGCCTTGGAAACAACGGCTAATGGTGTTATCTCATTTTCTAAAAAAATCAAAGTTGCATTAGGTTTTGGTACTGAGGTTGAAGAACTAGAGCAACAACTTATTCATCTAAGAGGAGTTCAACAAGATTTCTTTACAGAAGGTTTTGGTAATAAAGATGATGGCATTCTTAGCTTTTTTGAAAATCTTGATACAGCTTATAAAAAAGCTATGGGAAAGACACTTGATTTTATTGGTCTAGAAGGATCTGAATCAGTTGAAAGATTAATGCTTGAAAAAATTAATGCAGTTAAGGCACAACTAAGAACATTAAAAAGTGATGGTGAAACAACAATAGAAGTTGACTTTTCTGGACTCATTACAAGTCTTGCGGCGGCCAAAACACCAATCGCTCTTTTTGAAGATTCACTTAATACAATTATTGAAAGAGGCGCAGAGGCAGATGTTGTTACTACTGCTTTAGCAGAGCCAAAAAAATGGAAGTTTGCAAGTGATGCATTCAAGGCTTATTCAGACACTATAAAAACTGAAACAGCACAAGTTGCAATGGTTACTACTCGATTATTAGGTGGTGCAGAAGATGCAATTATGGCAATGATCTCTGGCGCTAAATTTAGTTGGAAAAGTCTAGTCAAAGGAATCATGATGGACTTAGCAAGAATACAAGTTAAAAAGGCAATACTCGGAGTTGCATCTGCATTATTTAGTTTTGATGGTGGTGGCTATACAGGATCTGGTTCTAGATCTGGAGGCGTAGATGGCCGAGGCGGATTCCCAGCAATACTGCATCCAAATGAAACTGTTGTTGATCATACTAAAGGTGGTTCTATAGGCGGCGGCGTAACAACGGCTGAAATAAACTTTAATGTCCAAGCTATTGATGCCAGCAGTTTTAATACTTATCTGGTAAATAACCGCGACACAATTGAATCCATTATTAATAACTCATTACTGAGCAATGGAACAGTTCGCCGAACTATACAAATGACATCATAAATGAATAATTTAACATCAATTATTTTAGCCAACCATAGCAAGATCCAAGTTGAAGAGTGGGTTAAGCAAGGCAATGCGCTTGAATATAACAATGGATCTAATCAGCGGATTGTTAGAAATAGCATTCCTGCCATTGAGATGTCAATCAAATACTCTGGATTAACCAAAGCACAATTTGACACATTAGTTACAGCTTACGAAGCTAATCACTCATCAACAGTTGTTATTGATGCAGATGACATCCATGATCTTAGAGATACAACGCTGGGTGCTGGCGGATCTGTTTGGGCATTTAAAGACTTTAAATTTACAGTAATAGCGCCACAAGTTTATGAAGGCCAGATCAAGATGATTAGTTCTGTATTTTTTAACTATAGCGCTTATCAAACTCAGTTCTCACAAACATCAACATACTCTCCAGTGGTTTCTAGTGATACATCATTCGAAACTGTTTTAAACACAGCTACGCCAAATCGAGTTGGATTTGAATACGCAACCAATTCTATTGCCAGTAATATTGGCAGATCTGCCAGACATATTAGCAACAAGGGCGGCTTTCGAAAAGTTTGGGAATTGTACTGGCATTTAAACGAATCTCAGTTTTTAACCCTATTGACTTACTACAGAAAGAAAGGCGGCATTATGGGTGATTTTGGAATGCCTAGATATGGTGCTAACAATATGGGATCTACTGCTAAAAGCAAAGCAAGTTTTGTTGATGACAGCTTTAAGTTTGATCGCTTGATGAGTAATCGTTACACATGCTCAGCCAAGATCGTGGAGTTACTGGCATGAGTAAAACAATCACAACTAATGTTCGTGCTGATGCTCAGATGGGAATGATCCATTTGTTTGA